AAAGCGTGGCCGTCTTGCTGGTAGGTATAGGCCACCGCGTCGGCCAGCGTCGTGTATTGCTGGATCTGCCACTCGACGGCGTGGGTCGAGATGCGCTCACCTGAGTAGCCTTTGGAACGATAGACGATACCGTTACCGCGCGCGTCCTTGCCGAGCCAGAACAGGCCGTTGTCCAGTTTGGCGACGGAGTAGGGGGCCTGACAGCCGATCTCGTTGAACGCACCCTGGATACGCGCGAGCGGGAAGTCAGGAAGCCCGGCGTTATACCAGACTTCGACAGAGTTTTGGCCGAACAACCAGACCTCGCGATGGTCCACGATCAGCGTGACCAGATTATCGGGCGAGCCTTCTGCGCTGGCGAAATCCAGCGGGTCAATCGACGTGCCGTAAAGTGACGTAACCCAGAACTTTTGACTGTTCGGCTGGTTGAAGACAAAGTAGCCATCCAAAAAGCCGACGCCGACCGCGCCATAAAAGTCAGGGTCTGTGATCTGGGCAAAAGCGTCAGTGCCAGCGTCATAAATATAGCCGTTCGCGCCCGCTGCGATGAACAGTTGCGTGCCGTTGTCGACCATATTGACCGGATCGGTGCCAGCCACGGTGCCTTTATCCGTGTAGGCCCAGTTGGAGTCGATCTTGTAGAGCCGATTACCCGACACTGCGTAAGCGTAATCGCCAAATGTCCACAGCCCGCGCACCGGCCCGGTCGGCAACTGCACAAGCTGACGAAGGCCCGGCGCGCGTTGGAGGAACGCTGGCTGCTTGCCGCCATCCGGCACAATCTCGGGAAAAAGGTTCACGCATCGGTTGTCCGCAGCGTTGACGCTGCGGGCGACGTAGCTGGAGCCAAGGATAGGCGTCTGCATCAGGCTTGACCCCCGCACAAGACAGGGTTAATATTAACCGCATGACACTTGAGCGATTGCACGAACTTCTCCATTACGATCCGAATACCGGGTTGTTTACGTGGGCCAAAACACGGCGCGGGTGTAGACTTGGAGATGTAGTCGGCTGTCGAATGAAACACGGTTACATAGGCATTCGGCTTGATAATGTTTTGTATTTGGCGCATCGATTGGCGTGGCTCTATTCTTACGGTAAGTGGCCAGTCGATCAAATTGACCACATAAACGGCGATAGAACGGATAACCGGCTTATAAATTTGCGTGAAGTCACAAACGCGGAGAACGCGCAGAACAAACGGATTAGAGTAGGCAAAAGCGGTTTTCGTGGCGTTCGTAGAGAAAACAGCAAATGGCTGGCCGAAATAAAGGTCAATTACAAACCTATACGCATAGGTTTGTTCGGTACGCCGGAAGAAGCGCATCAAGCCTATATTGCTGCCAGACGCAAATTTCATAAAGCCTCCGTGCTATAAGTCGTTGATTTATCAGTAGTTTCCTGCGTATACATTGTAGCGTTGACGATTTCCTACGATGCTGTAGGGCAGAGCCATAATATCGTCGGGGTTATTGATGCGCTTCAGATTGCGCTTGCTATACATAGCGATGCGCTGCACCTGCGCCGACGGCTCGACACCAAACTCCGGCGCGATTTCGCAGGCCAGATTATACCGGAATGCCCGCAGATAGCCGGGCGGAAAGGTCAGGCTAGTGGCTAAGGTAGCCGGGGCGGTCAATTCCTCGACCGAGATAAAATGCCACTCCAGCTCCCGAAGCGGTTTGGGGTAAACATACATCTCAATATCGGGAAACGTATTGTTGACCCAGATAACCTGCGGATAGGTGCTGGTCACAGTCTTGACGGCGATGCCGTCATACTGTTGCTGGTTGATAAACTTGATGCCGTAGGAGACGTTGGTCTGCGGATCGCGGAAGTAGGTGGCGTCGTCCAGAAGCACCGGACGGTTGCCAACAAAGTCACCGGTCGGACCAAGCGTCCGGCTAAGAACGCCCGACGGCCAGTTAAAAACTTGGTCCTGAGTCGAAAATACTGCCAGACGTTCGGTGTTCCACGAGTCGATCATCTGGTTGAGGGCCATCAGCGCGTCTTGCGACGTTTCCGAGGAGGGCGTTTCGCCCTCTGCGAGGACGCCCAGAAGTCTCAGCGCTCCGTTGATCTGCTCGCCCGCTGTCGTTGTCATCCGGCTCGAACCTCTCCCAGCCGTTCTCTTCGTCGGCTTCGGCTTCAAGATGCATCGTTGCGATCTTCACCCCATGAATGGGATGCCGCAAATAGATTACAGCCATTTTTCACCTATGGTAAGGGCCAGCCGGCCCGTAGGCCGGCCGTAAAGTTAAGATTAGGCGACGGTAAACGTCAGCCTGTAAACCGGGAACGTCACCGTGTTGGCGAGCGTGCCGGAAACCGTTGCGCGGATACGAATGCGGTCGCCGGCCGCAACCACCAGATTGGCGGCCGTGCCGTTGAGCGTAAGCGTGCGCAAGGTATTCGCGGCAAGCCCAGTGCCACCCGTCGCCTTGGTCGTGTTGGCGTCGGTCGCGGCCAGCATAGCTGCCGTTCCCGAACCAGCCTGACCAAGGTTGGTGATGCCGAACGTGATGTAGTTCGTGTCGTTTGCCGTCAGCGCGTCAACGCCAGAGAACAGCGCCGATGTCAGCACGCCCGCAGCCGGTGCGATCATGAAGACATCGTTCGTGCCTGCGGTAGTAACGGCAATCGTCGCGCCCTGCTGGCTCATGGACAGGCCGCTGGCAATGTTGGACGCGACCTTGGAAGTCGAATCCAGCGTGGTGCCTCCACTGATCGCTGCGCCTGAAATGGTCGTTCCACTTACAAGCTCAGGATCAGAGAAGGCAACGCCGACTGGTTTTGTGTTGGGCATTGCCTTCTCCTGTGATTAACCGATGCGATAGATCGTAAAAGCCGACGTGCCGGTCTTACGGAAACGGAATCGCGCCGAAGCCGGGAACGTCGCCGTAGCCGAATCCGCAACGACCGCGTTGCCGACAATCGTGTTGCCGGAGCCCGCGCCGAACGTCACGTCGTTACCATTGTCATCGCCAAGATTGATGACGACAACATCGAACGCCGAATTGACTTTCAGGCTCGGGAAGGCCGCGTCAATCAGCGCGCCCGTCGGGAACGTATAGGTGCCCGCCGACGTGCTACCCGGATCGACCGTGATGATACCATTGGCGAGATTGTCGACCGTGACCGTGACCGTCGCGCCCGTCAGCGCGCTCGGAGCGGGCTGCGGGGAAATCAACGGTTCGGTAAGCGCGCCAGCGCCGACCTGATAGCCGCCCGTGCCCTGCGCAAGCGCAGGTGTCGGGCCAAAGGATTCGAGCGGGTATGAAGCGCCCTGCGTAGTGATAGCCATGATTCAGAACTCCTAGTCTAAGTGTTTCCAAGATACCCGCTGCTTTATGCTGCCTATGGTAGTAGAAGCGACTTTATACTGAGCCGCTATTTCAGCATAGGGCCGAGGGTCTTTAAGGATTCGTTTGACCTGGCGCTCGGTAAGAACAGCGTGCCCATTCTGCTCTCCAAGCGGAGCCCTAGACCGACCTTTTTGCGCCTTATCGCGCATATTGTCGGCTATGGTGCCCGGAAACAGATGGGCTGGATTGACGCAACTGGGGTTATCGCAGGTATGAAGCGCTTGTCTGCCCGTGAGCATATCGCCCGTATGCAACGCATACGAGAAACGATGTGCCCGAGTAAACATGACGCCGTTTAGCATACCTTTAAATATCCCATATCCGTCTTTATCCCTACTAGCTTTCCAAATCCAACAACCCTCGGTTTTTTCGACAGACCTGGCAAATCGTTCTTCAGCAGGCAACCCTCGGAATGTTCCGCTATGGCATTTTACCGCCACTGGCGATCCATACTTCTTGTTGCGCCGCCAATGCTTATTGCACAGACCCAACGCAATAACCGGACTATCGCACCCTTTTATACAGCAGATTTTATCTTCCACACTACGCCTCCTTTAGATGGAGGCGTAGTGTAACACGTCTATTCTACACGGAACAATAGCTTCCCAAGATTTTTCTGTTTACCTTGTAAGCCATTGAAACCATTAGAACTTAACCCCACAGCCGCACAGCCATTTGAGGTCTGATCACGCTGTAGCCATAAAGTACATCGATGCGACAGGGCAGTCGGTCGTTGTTGATGTCATACTGACGAACAACGCGGAGCGAGATGCCGTTGTGGACCTGACGCGACGCCATATCGACGCCCTGCGGCATAAGCAGGTCGGCGGTGGCGAACGCGATAGCGTCCTTATGGTAGATCAGGTTCTGCGGATACTGCGTCGAAGC